GTGCCTCAATCACGCTCCTTTGAGCGCTTTATTGAGGAAAGTATGCCATACAAAGACAAAGAGAAGAGCAAGGAATACCACACTAGGAAAGCTAAGGAGTGGTATCAAGATAACCCGGAGAAGAGAGCTAAGATAGCACACCGATATTGGCAATCTCAAAAAGGAAGAGAAGTAAAACGTCGCTGTGCTCTGAAGAATGTGTTCTGGACACCCGAATTGTGGGATAAAGCATACGAAGAGCAAAAAGGCGTATGTGCCATTTGCGGTGGAGTTTCCAATGACAAAAGAGGAAAAGGACTAGCCTCCGATCACGACCACGAGAAGAAAATACCAAGAGGTTTGCTTTGCAACGCATGTAATTTGATGCTTGGCAAAGCTAAAGACAACCCTGATATTTTATTAGCAGCGGTAGAATACCTCAGAAAGTTTGGAAAGAATGCCACGGAAGCAGGCTCAGGATGTGCAGGAACGCCCCTCATACATAAGTGAGAGTGGTGTTTTGGATCTTAGTAAAATATTTACTTTCCAACCTAGACAAACGGAACTTTTGCGGAGAACTGTAAGAAAAGGTGGCAAAATATTTACCGAACAGGCCGCTCCACAATGTCTCAGTGTGGGCGGAATCCGAGGCGGAAAGACCTTAGGCTGGATGATGCATGGGGTCATGAATTACTGTTTAGCGTTTGACAAGTGCGACATATTAATTCTACGCAGAACCTTTAAGGAGTTGGATTCAGGTGCGATTCACGATGCAACGTGTGGTAAGTTCATACCTAAGGAAATTTTTACGTATGATTCTACTAAGCACATCTTAACATTCACAAACGGTTCGCGCATAGTGTTTGGACACTGTGAGCACAATAAAGAACGAGATCTAGCTCAGTATTTAGGACAAGCGTACGCTTTCATCCTCATAGACGAATGTGGACAGTTTTCACCTGACGCATGGATGCGTTTGTACACCAGAAACACAGTCAATGCAGGCTGCATGGCAGATGAGTTCGGAAACCTTCCTGTACCTGGACTCGTTGGTTGTACAAATCCAATTGGACCACACTATGAATTTTACCGCACCCTCTTTGTGCAGAAGGAACCTTGGAATAAACCAGAGAATGCACGCAAGGATGAGACCAATGGTACATGGTGGGTTCCAGAAGCTGGTGAGTGGAGACTCATTTACAACCCACAAGAATATGCCTACCAACGAACCACAGTCATGGATAATCCAGAACTGCTGGCTCGTGATCCGGCCATTCTTAGCCGTCTAAACAGTCTACCAAAAGCAAAAAGAGACAAGGAACTGCTTGGACTAGATGGAAAGTTCGAGGGCCAGTACTTTGATGTCTGGTCAGAAGACTACCATGTTGTAAATCTGAGAGAAGATCCAGAAGCAATAATTTGGCAAGAGTACCAACCAGTGTGGGCAGGAGAAGACTGGGGAATGGGAAGCCAGACCTCAGGCAGCGCCAACGCAACATATTTGTTCACGAAAGCCTTGGTGCGCTACGCAGACACCAGCGATTACAAACTGAAAGTTGTTTGCTTTGCCGAGATTGTGCTCACAGGTGGTAAGACATACAAAGAACTTGCGTCTATTATTGCAAGTAAATGCAGATTGCCTAATGGTAAAACTGTAAAGCTCAAATCTATTTACTTCTCTCACGAAAAGTTTGCGAGAGTAATGGACTCCCACTCTCCGGCCGATGACTATTCTCGTGCCCTAAGAGAACTAGGTTTACCTTCTGTAACGCAAGGTACCAGAGACCGCATTGGATCAGCATCCTTGATGTACAACATGCTGAAAAACGGTGAACTGGTATTTCTTGATGTTTGCAGAGACATCATAATGGCCATCCCCTCTTTAATGAGGAACCCGGATGAACTGGATGATGTGCTGAAGGTCAAAGGTACAAAAGCAGACGACTGCTACGACGGATGCAGATTGGGCCTGTATGGACAGCTTGCAACGCGCAAGCAGCCCTCAGAAGACGCGATACGAGACCACGCACAAGAACTTGCTAAGACCGATCCACTAGCTGCACACTTCTACCTGCTCAAAAAAGCAGCAGAACAAGCGAACAGAACCACCATCTTCCGCCCACCAGAGCAGCCCGTATGGATGGGAAAGCAATAGGAGACTCAGAATGAGCTTTGCATCGAGCGTACGACAATTCTTTGAGGAACTGTTCTACTCAAAATTGGTAGAGCAGCTCAGAAATGATTTGCTGTTTGCTAGGACGGACATAGATCGAGTACGACAAGATAAAGACCAGACAATTGCAGAGCTTAGGTCAGAAAAAGCCCAGCTTACTGCACGTATGATGATGTATGAGACAAAAGCAGGTCTTAGGGCTCCGAGTGAGACACCTACAAAACCAAACTTTGGAGTAGATTTTTCCGCAACTCTTCCAAAAAGCAGATGGCAGATTATACAAGAAGAGAACGACGCACGAATAGCCAGAGAAGAGGCTGAGGAAGCGACTGCAAAAGAAAAGGCGGCGACTGCCGCATAAGGAACCACGATGGCAGAAACCGAAAAAGAAGAAAAATTGGGTGAACTTGTTCACTTCAGTGGTTGTAGAGCAGAGAACGGTTGGAAACTTTGTTTTCAGTACGAAGACAAAGACAAATCCTTAGCTCAGCGAGCCGGATGGGTGCCATGCGCTCCATGCGTTTGCAAAGACTATGTTGAGAAGACAATTGAGGGAGTACTCAAGCGCATAAAAGAGCTTGTGAAGTAAGGCGCACAGCGCAAGGAGATTAGTTATGGCATTTCAAAGCAAAGACGGAAAGCGCAAATTTGGTTCTGGCTTCCAGGCCAAGCGTTATGACAGCTTCCATCCACAGGAAACAGCGGAACCACGTACACAGATCGGGGAGAAAAAACCCTCTGAACCTAAAGCCGAAAGCCGGGTAGATGCAGAAGGCATGTCCAAGAAGTCACAGCCTAGCGTGAACTCCACCAGTTTTACCAAAGGCATGCATCAGGAGGAAGGCTCTCCTGAGGAGCACGAAGGAAAAGCAGAAAGTCGCACAGAAGAGGACGGAGAATCCAAGGCTCCCGAGGAAGTTGTAGCGGAGCATGGAAAAGCTCACACTATCACCGTGCATCATGACCACACGGCTAATAAGCATCATGTTATGTCTCACCACGCCGATGGTCACATGCACGAATCCGAGCATGCATCTGCAGCCGAGGCACACGAGAGCGCTAAGAAATTGGCCGCAGAAGGAAACGAAGCCGGAGAGAATTCGGAAGCCAAGAACAAACCTGGAGAAGGTGATCCCAACATGGGAGACCTAAGTTCAATCTTCGGAGGTGAGTAATATGTATGAATCCAAGAGAGAGCCAGGACGTAAATTTGGTAGCTCCTTCGTAGGCAAGCGGTTCGACAGCTATGAAGGCGGGGAGCAACCTGGAGAAGAGAATCAGAACGAGCATTCTCATTCTCAAGTAGTAGGGGAGCACGGTCCCGCACACCAAGTTGTGTTCCACCACGATCATGAAAAGGGAGAACACAAAGTTACTTCCTATCACAGCGATGGTCATAGGAATGAGAGTGTACATTCTTCGGCCGCAGAAGCGCACGAAGCTGGTGGGGAATTAGCCAACACAGACGTGAAGCGCAGGGAACACCCAGATCAGCAATCAGCAGAGCCAGAGGAAATGAATTACATGGCTCCTGAAACTGCCTAAAAGGAGACACATATGGCCTCGGCCTTTAACATAGACGGAAAGGTAGTTTCTATTGGAGATCGTGTAAGTATCGTGGGTGTAGTCACTGCAGTTGGAACCGGAAGTGACCCCAACGTTACCATTCAACCTCCTTTGTCAGCATCTACATTTGTAGCTACTGCACAAGATATTCGTACCGTAGAGGGAATTTCAAACGGTGGGTCACAAGGTAACCAAGTTACAGTAGGTAACGATTGCACCACTACAGGACTAGTCACTGCCATCAGCGGGAGCGGCAATACCGCATCTCTAACTGTACAGTTGACACAGAGCGGAAACTCTATCACGGTCCCAGCCGGAGCCTGCCATTCCGACAATGTTTAGTTTTGGAGAAGTGCTATGCCATGGAATGAAGTGATGGACAAATGGAAGTCAGGCTCTTTGAAGAGCGGGGGTTCTGGCAAGCCTGTGAAAGATCAAAAGCAAGCCGTGGCTATAATGCTTTCGGAGAAGCGTGCAGCCCAGGGTGGAAAAAAAGAATACAAGGCTTCAGGTGTGGGCCGAAAGAGGACCCACAATGCCTCATAAATTTGTTCACATATCCCTGAAGCCTGAACCTAAAACGGATTACGTTGACTATAAGCCGGGGGGTTCAAAACATTGCTTCAATTGCAAATTCTTTGAAAAAGAAAAAAATGAGTGCAATGGCCCTCACATGAAAGAACTTTCTCAAAGACCCAGGGCAGCTGATGGAGATGTGAAAGTGCATCCAGTTGGCCTCTGCAGATTTTGGAAGAAGGATTAGTATGCTTGGATTTGGAAAGAAGAAAACACTGCCCAACCCATCGACTAACACTACGCCCTCAACCACGCAAGATTACATGACCGCTATGGGTTTGCCTGGTCCTCAACAACCCGAAATACAAACTCCAAAGAAAAAGAAAATGAGATTAGATCCAGGTGGGCAACCCTACCGAGGATCGGATCGGGCGGCATAAATGATTGGTATGGGAAGAAAGAAAACCAAGAAAACTCACGAGGTTGATCTTGGAGGAAAAGGGAGTTTCACTGTGCACAAAGGTGGACTTCACAAAGCCTTAGGAATCCCAGAAGATGAAAAGATTCCAGCTAACAGACCGACACCCCATGAAGGTGACAGTTCACATTTGAAACACATGAAGGCAAGCGCAAAAGGGTTCGCCGCCATGCACAAAGGATAACAAATGCAACCACTCTGTGGAATTTGCGGATCACCAGAGAATGGCAAGCGTCCTCCAGTGGATCA